ACAGAAGATATTCAAAAATATCAAGCTGAAGTCAAAGACCTTACTCTTGAAAAGCTACAAGAGGAAGAAAATAAGGTAATGGATGAGTTTAAGATCTATGATACTTATATCCGTGAACGAACATATACCCTTCCAAGTGAAGTTAATTTGGACGGAGATGTTACACGCAAGGCATCAGACGTAAGAAGTGCAATTAGCTATTTCTTAGGTAATGTAGAATGCACGTGGCAAACAACATTAGGAGTATATCAAGCGATTGTATTCTGGAATAACGTACAACCAAATGACACAGTTCCATATGGTGCATATGATTCAACTATTCGTCTATTAGGTACATTGAAGTACAAAGGCAAGAAAGAATTGGAAGATATTTTGGCTATCAACAACTATCTTGCACCTGCTCATGATGAATACATGTTTGATTTAGATTTCCAAAACTATCTATCAGCTATTCACGAGAGTATCAGACAACCAGCTGAGGCTTTAGAAAAGGCCATGGCAGAAGTGGGAACTGAACAAGTTTAAAAAACAATAAAAGGGATCGCAAGATCCCTTTTTTATTGAAAATTATTGTATAATCATTGAAAATTATCCTCAGTGATTAATTCAAAATCTATATTATTGAACTTCCACGTAATATCAAACGTATCTGATTGTCTTTCTACTTTATCGTAACTCAAATCTAAACCATCTATTCCATCGATAATGCATTGAGATAATTTGATTCGTGCATACACTCTACCTGTTTCATCCATTAAATCAATAGAGAAATCATCATCTTTATCGTATAATTCAGGTTTACATATTCTATAAAACAATGTTTCATACATCATAAAGTAGTTCGTAAAACCCTGATTCATTCTAAATGTTACTTTGAACTCTCTTGATATTTTATCCAATGGATTGGCTGCGGTAACGTAACTATTGTTTTGATTTGGTTCAACATTTAGCCTACCCATTCCTGTATTATTTGGCCCTGTTCGTGCAATAGAATTGGATGAGTGTTGTTGTTGAGTTATAACTAAATCTGATATTCCTGGTAGTGTAATACCTTTTATAGATTCATTCAGATAGTCAATTGGTTTAGTTATTACCCCAGGTTCTTTCGAGAGCAATGTCTGCCATTTTTTAGATACCTCTTCAGGGATATAATGACGTGGTAATAAGAATCTGAATAGATCGTATCTTGGTGATAATGATAGCATATGTATTATTTCTTTTTCTTTTTCTTTCTTATGAAAATATCTCCTGATCCCACTTCTCCATTTGGCCCAGGTGGTATTGGATTTCCAGCACCTATCGTATTAGCTGGGGTAGTAGCATCACATTCTAAATAATCTTTCAGTTGTTTCATGCTATAATAATCTCATTTTTCACATATATTACTAATGTCTAACTATTGGAATTATATGGCAAATATATCATTAACAAAGTCATTAGAAGCATATCGTGTCTTGAATGCCCCTCGCGAGTTGGGTACAAAGGCATCGATTGGTTTAGATGATCCATCAAACGATAATATTTTATTCTGCGATAAATTTGAGATAAAACAATGGGAAAATCGCACCAAATTATCCCCTATTACTGTTGCTCCAAGAGTGAATGGTTATAAGGGTGGTGAGTTTATGGGTGTTGGGTCATTACAAGATATTAAAACCATTATTACAGATCCAAATAATCAATGTCCAATAGATAGAACAAAAAATAATCTAACACAGGCCGAATCTCGCACATTAAAAGAATGGAAAATGACTCGCAAATTGGTGTTTTCTACTTCTGATGGATATCGACCTGTGGGCAATTCAGCATATACCCAATGGAATGGCTTTCAGGTGATTGATATGGATATTCATAATTACCGAATTGCTAAACGATTAAAATATGCTATTTTTCATGCTTTGAAGAAATGTAATTGGTTTTATGGTATTACATTCTCCAGTTCAATGCGGGGACTCCATATATATACTAAAATTGCTGTTCCAAATGATATTAAAGATGATGTTCAACGTGCGAGATTGTTATTTTGGACTAATTTCAGACATAAATATTCATTTGTATATATAGCTTGTCTTAGTGCGATGAAGGAATTACAGGGCACAGAAGATGAGTTCACCGAAGATGATCTAACTAAATGGATGGACTTTGCGATGATGAGGCCAGCCCAGGGTGCATTTTTGGGATATGATGATACTCCTTATATTAATGCGCGATTTGCTGAAGACTTTATATACATTTGTTTTGACAATATTGAAGATACTGGTCATCCTGAGATTGACTGGGTAACTTATCCAAAGCTCAAACAAACATTCCAACGCCAGGAGTTTTTTGCTGATGAGATTGGCGATACCCCAGTGACAGATATTCTCAATGAAAAAGATGAGGATGGACACTTAATTGATTCTGTGCAAGTAACAGGTCAAAAAATCCACTACAAGCACGCAGAACGCTGGAAGCTGGCTAATACATTGGTTCATTTATATGGCGTTCAACGAGGTTATTCATATCTTAGAGCTATATGTTCGAATAATGTCAAAGATAAAGAGCTTCAAGCGGATTGTCAAACAGCAGCTCGATATAACAAGGATGTAGATGTTTGGGCCGTAAATAGATTGAATAAAAATCATGGATTTAATATCAAGATTAAGATCGAAGATAAAGAGATAGAAGAAGCCGAACTATTAAACTCAGTTGAAACGCTCTCTAATCCAAATACTATCTGTCCATCTGAAAAAACAGTAGTATTTAATATCAAGAAAAAACAATTCTTAGGAAATATATTAAACGATATTGTATCTGAATTTGCATATGAACGAATTACTCTGATTGAAGCCGGACCCGGACTTGGTAAAACAGAAATGGTAAAGCAGATTGTAAAGGGTAATAAAAAAGTAATGTTGATCATGCCATTCACATCTACTATCAAATCAAAAGTAGAAAAGGAAAAGGGCTGGTGTTATTCATATGGATCAAAAATGCCTAATTTAGATGTAGAAAAAGGATTAGCATTGACATTAGACAAGTTCTCTAAATTGAATATGATGGACATCAAAACTCATGGATTTGATTATATCTTTTTGGACGAGTCTCACCTATTGTTCATGTCGGAATATCGAAGCATCATGGCCAAAGTAGTGGATATGGTTAAGAATACAGAAGTACCAGTCATTATGATGTCGGGAACGCCAACTGGTGAATTAGTATTTTTCGAAGGAATTAAACATATTAAAGTTATTAAAGAAGAAACGAGAAAGAAAGAACTAAATGTTTTCATGGTGGATAATACTCCCAATCTACTATATCATATGTGCAGAGGAATGGCAAATTCTATAGCAAAGGGTAGAAAAGTACTATATCCATCTAACGAAGGAATGACTCATGCTAAACGCATTAAGGCAGGTATAATGTGGTTTTTACAGAATGAACATCAAGATTTTCACGATCTGAGATTGGAATATTACAAAAAATCTCAAGTGGGTGAACAGTTTATGGATGATGTGAATTTCAAACGAACTATTGGAGATGTGGAAGTACTGATGTGCTCGAGTTATTTATCTGTTGGAGTAGATATTTTAGATCGATTTGATTTCGATATTTACTTTGGTGATTTATGTACGGCAGCAGAAGCTGATCAATGGGCGAATCGATTGAGAAATAATGACCTCATAGTATCGTTATATATCGCAAAGGCAGATGCTGATGGAAATCCGAGATATATTAATCGATATAAACCATTAAATATGAAATTGGATGATGAGGAAATAAAAGATATGCATAGTATATTACGTATATGTAACGCATCATTAGAGCGAAATCCTATAATCACTAAATACAATTCACTGGTTTCAAATATATTATCCACCAATAATTACATAGAATTTGATCCTATTACTCAAAAATATTATGTAAATGAATTAGCTTATAAATTAGTTCAATTCGAACATAAAATTCGCGATTATCAACAGCAATTACCTGTGTTCATGAAAGGTATGGAAGAGTATGGATATCATCTCCATGCATGTGATTTGGGTGAATTTAAGATCGAAGGAGCAGAAATGTTTGATAATCTCAAGAATATGATTAAAAATTCCGCAGATGAATATACAAAAGAAAAAGCGGAACTAACAGCTGAATTTTTAGATTTCATAGAGGTTAATATCAGTGCATTCAGAACCGCCATGGAAGGTCATATGGATTTTTATAAGTCAAAGAATAAATGGGAAGTGAATGAAGATGAAAGTAAAATTTTAGTCAAATCAATAGAAGTATCTGAACGAATAACTCCAATGTTCCTCAGTTTAAATAAGCAATATGAGCCGAAAGAAGTTCGAGAGATATTCGAGTTCTGTAGAAGACAAAATGGATCTTATAATCTTGCAGCAGTAAATCGGATTCGTAGTTTGGTGAATCTGTTAAAATCACAGAACGAAGAGCGATTGGATTGGCCTATTGAAGAATATATGAATGAGGTGGATAAATTCGTTGGATCTCATGATGGTAAATGTCATATAAATGAAAAGAATGAATTTATACAACAATTCTGCGAACAATATGCATCGAATAATAGTAAAAAAGAGGTTCAAATTGGATCATCTACTATCACTATGAAACGCATGATAAATGTCTTTGATGGTATATTCAGATGTATAGTAAATATATCTCGCCCAAATAAGAAAAAGATTATAACCATGGAGAAAGTGGATTTATTATGGCAAACGCGCGATGAGAAATTCCTCAATCCAATGCAAGGATTTAATTATAACTTAACAGGATTTATATCGGATAGTATATCTGTAATAAATAGCACATATAAAGACCTTACTCCAAGCGAAGAGATAAGCAGGGAAGAACTCCCATTTTAGTTAGACAATTTTATAATAGATCTGTGTGTGAACATGGGTCTATTTTATTATTATTATAAATTTTCTAATATATGAATAAGATAGAAAGGATAGCCAAATCAGTACTATCTTCTACTCGCGGAACTATATCTTCCAAACGACTAATGGGAATATGGATGGTAATGGTAGTATCGGGCTGCTTGATATACGGCATAGCACATGAGGGATTTACTCTACATATCTCAGAGATAATGGGTACATATATGATTACAGGCGCAGGATTATTGGGGGTGGATTCTATTACGAGAATATGGAGTGAAAGAACAACAGAAACAATGGATGAAAACTCAACTAAAGACGAAAATTGAATATATTAAATATGAAATCAAATAGGCATATGAGATATATTGGTATAATTGGAAAAAGTGGAATTGGCAGAGATAAATTCGGGTGGTTATTAGGCTCTGAATTAGAGAAAGTAACCCACGAAAGTTCCGGCAGAATTATAGATAACATGTCATGGGAAGACAGGGTTACATATATTCGTACTCAGAGCTGTGTTCCAAGTTCATCTCACACCCATATTACCTCATTTGCATCTCATATAGAAGATCAAGCAATGTTATTATGTGGGTCTACATTTGGATTAGAGTGGAAGAAAGATCCTAATAAATATCATGTTCTTATGGATTGCATGGAAGTAGTGGAGGAAGTGTCACCTCAATATACCATAGTAGATCATGTGAATTATTCTAAAGGTGAAAAACAAGCTATGAACATTGGTGAATTTATCATCTATTATGGAGAAACAATTAAAAACTCATATGGAGAAAGTATTTGGGTGCGAATTGTTAGTTCATGGATGAAGAACCGCATGGAAGATATTAACGATCCAACTACTACGATTATATTTACCGATATTAAAACGGATGAAGAAGCTGAATTTATATTATCTGAAGGAGGTTTTTTAATTGAAGCTCTATGTCCTGAACGAGAAGAAAAAGGCGGTTATGACTATTATAACACACTAACGAATTGCAATAAGCTAAAAAATGAGAATAAAATCAAGTCATTTATCTTAGGAGAAACATTTGAAGAAGATGAATTGGATATTCACATGTTAGCAGAAGAAATATATAAACATTTTAATAAATAAAAACTATGAATAAAGACGTAAAAGTAGCCGAGCTCTCACATGAATATGATGCGAGTTTCCGCCCTTCAAAAAATTATTTAAGTTCAATGCCAGATATTCAAAATACAGCTGGTGCAAGTATTCACATGCCAATTAACATGGTAGGAATCTCAAATTTCCTAATGCCATTACAAGTCATTCAAAAAGATGGTGGTCAACAGGAAGTTCAGGCGAGTGTTTCTGGAACAGTTTCATTAGAAGCTGAGAAAGCCGGCATCAACATGAGTAGAATTATTAGAACTGCGTATAGTAGCATCAATAATGCATTGAGTATTGATAAATTATGTGAAGTATTAACTAATTACAAACGTGATTTGGAAACATTTGATGCTCATATCATTCTTAAATTTCCATATAGAATGTGGCAAAACAGTTTAAGAAGTAGAAATGAAGATGGAACACTGAATGGTGCATGGCAATACTATGATGTTGTATTTGATGTAAATTTGGATAGAGATGGTAAATTTACTAAACGAATGTATTTGGATTTTGTATATAGTTCAGCTTGTCCATGTTCAACTGCTCTATCTGAACATGCTGCTCTATCAAGAGGTAAGTATGGAATCCCACATTCTCAACGTTCAGTTGCTCGCATTGGATTAGAATTTGATAAGATGATTTGGATCGAAGATGTGGTGTATGCTTGTCGCAAAGCATTGAAGACTGAGGTACAAACCTATGTAAAGCGCGAAGACGAGCAGTGTTTCGCGGAGCTTAATGGTGCTTATACTAAATTTGTAGAGGATGCGATTAGAATCCTCGCTGATATGTGTGAGAAAATACCAAATGTTAAAGACTATAAAATTATATTGTCACATGCAGAAAGCTTACACCCCCATAATGCTACAGCATTGATTATCAAGGGGTTACCTAATGGATTTACACAGGATGTTTCATATGATGAATGGATGAGTCTCGTAAAATAACACTTTGTTAAATCGAATAATATGATAAAAATACAAAAGGTGAACATGTTGTTCACCTTTTTTAATGTCTTAAATTACTGTTGTGGAGTTCCGTTTATTTTGTTTAATACTTCATTCACACCATTGAATTTTGAGTCTATATATTTCTTCAAAGATTTTAATACAATAACAAGTGTATCAGATCCAACGAGTTTTGTCATAATTTTTTTTATTTAATAATACTAAACATGTTGGGTATATATGATATATTTTACATGGAAGAAACAGGAAATAACGCACCCTAACACACGTTTAGTATAGAGTCGGATGATTACACTTCCATCATTTCCTAAAACATTATAAATGGAAAAACAAAGAAATCGAGGCCAAAAGAAACCTCAAAAAACTTATCGCCCAGATCATTCGGTTTGGGATATTATTAAACGCTGTTCGAAAGAATGGAACAAAAACCACCCAGAAGAACCAATTGATTTGAGTCAACCTCATTACAAGCCTTCTGAATTAATTAAGATGAACAGTGCATTATATGCTGATAAAACTATTACAGAAGCATTCGAAGCAGCATATAACCTAAATGTATCTGACGACGTAAGAGAAATTGCTGATTTAACACCAGTTGATGTTAAAGTTGGGGATATGATTCCATTGCAATTCAAATCTATTACAAAGGACGGGGTGACATTTAATTGTGTATCTACTCATCAATTGTTGGAAACGCGCAATAATTTCTATCAATATGAAAACATGCGTAAATTCCTTCCAACTGAAACATTCTATGGTAGAGTAATAGATGTAAATCCAAATCGTGCCATGGTAGATGTGTTTGGTCCAATGATGGAAGCAGAATTAGATTCAATTACAGCTGAACCATGGAGACAAAATGCAGTAGAAGGTGAACTTCGTCCAGTATTGGTTAAGAATCTGCATATGGTTCGCGGTGGATTTAAGGGTAAAGTGGTACTAAATGGCATGTCAAAATTCTTAGGTGGTGAGTTCGAAGTGGATGCGTTTGTCCCAGGATCACAAATCTGCCTAAATGTTGCAGATGATTTTGAGCAATACGAAGGTCAAAGTGTACAAGCATTTATACTATCAGCTGGAATTGGTCCAAATGGTAAAATGTCAGTGGTTTGCTCTGTGAAAAAGCTATTACAACACTATGGTAATTTAGCTACTATGATTATTCATCGTGAATGGTGTAATCAGAATGAGAGTTGGAAGAATATCACTGAACAAATTCATGCAGGTAAAGTAACTGGGGTTATTAATAGCAACAACCAATGTGGTATATTCGTTGAAGTACCTGAGCTAAATATTACAGGTATGATCAATAAACCCGCAGATGAATTGGTTAATTATACCATGGGAATGGATATTAATGTTAAGATCGATAATGTCGAG